GAGCAGATTGCTCAGCCAAATTAATATAAGCAGCCTTCAAACGAGTTTGCTCATCATCCAAATTTCGTGTTTCTTTCTTAGTCTTTTCAACAGTAGCTTCAATAAGATTAGCTTGTTTATCCGCCTGGTTGGCAGAAGAAAAAGCCTGAGCAGATTGTGCAGTCTGTTGATAACCTTGAGTAGCAGCAGAAACCGGATTCTGAAAAGTAACCTGTTGCGCAGTAGGAGCAGAACCGGGAGACTGAGAATAAGCCAACATAGGATTAAGTCCAGCAGCTTCCAAATCCTTAGTCATAGTCTGATAACGAGAACCATATTGCTGAGCACTCCAAGCATTAGAAGCATCAGCACGAGCAGCATTAGCATCATTAGTAGACTGAGTACCAAAATAGTTAAGTGCGCCTACAGCCAAACCGGCAGCAGCAGCATCGTCAATACCAAACATATTAACCCCCTAACGGAATAAATTGCTGAATGAGATAAACCATCATAAAGACAATCAAAATCAATGCAGCAAAACCAGTTAAATCTTTCACATAGACCTCTCTCCTCATGGGAATCTATCGATTCCCACGAGGCAATAATTTTTAGAAATGATCGATCAAGCCGGGCACAGAGTACATAGGCATTGGACGAGCAACACGATTACGGAAAAACGTATCACACAAAAATTGCTGGCCATTAGCAGCAGCGCCAACAGCAACAATACGATCAACAGGTGGATTCTCTTTGATAAAAGTATCGTTAAGAGTAGGCAAAGAGGTAAATTTCTGAGCCAAGTGCCAACCGTCCAAAGTACCAGAAGCCGTAGAACGGAACAAACCAGTAATCAAAGATGGGTTATAGCGATATTCTGCCCAACGCTCTTGATAACCAAAAACATTACTATCGTTGGAATCACCACGAACATAAATCTCTTTGTTCAAAATAGCTTGCTCACCAAGCATTGCAAAAGCAGGGAAATAAAAATCATAGCGAGTAGAACGCGACCACATACGACGAAGACCTTGTTGGTACGTAAGGTCAGCACGAACTGAAACCAATCCGATGATAACACCATGCTCTGTAAAAGACTGAGTAAAGCCATGGCCATGAGCAAGACCTGTGCCCATGGCAGCAAGATTACCAAGAGGAGTAGATGTACCACTGGCATTCGTGCCCGAAGTTTGCGCAATAGGATTAATCTGGATAGGTGTCGAACCACCACCCAAAAATTCAGGCCTTTGAAGCCTTGCGTCAGGAGAAATGACGCCAAAGTGTGCACGAATGATCTCTGTATAACGTGTACCGCCACGGGCATCCCTCTCAAGAAGTTTCTGAATCTGAAAAGACTGGCGCAACTGGTTAATAGTTGCAGCAGTAGCAGAACTTAAATCAGCGTACAAAGTAGCAATACCAGAAGGCGTAGCTTGGGTATTACCTAAACCAACCTCGACAGCACCTGTACCCATATTGCCTTGAAGATGAGAATAAGTGTTAGCCGGGTTTTGAACACCAACGACAGTACCATAAGTAGAAGCATTAAGACGAACTGGGGCAGAAGTACCAAGAGGCAAACTTACCGCAGAACCCTTCTGAGGCCAAGGAAGTGCACCAGTAAAATAATCCTTACGCTTACCACGCTTCAACAAAGTATAGTCAGTATAAGTATCAGGTCCATCACCTTTATTTACAACAACAGAATTCTGAAGGTTTTCGTCTCGGAACCACTCATTGTAGATAAGCGAGTAGGCTCTTAAATGTAGAGCATTATGGGTAACAGTAGCACCAGCAGCAACCTGTCCAACAGTAGGCAATCCCATATAGTCAAAAATTGAACCAATAGCATAACCACTAGCAGGAGTGGTCACAGTAGGCACAACATAACTAGTGGAGTCGTTAGGATTGTCTTGCTGACCCATAAACTTTTGCCAATTAGACCAAATCAAACGATTAGGCACAAAGAAGAAGAACGAATCTAAATGCAGATTGTCCATAGTAGGGTAAAGAGGCGTAGCAAGACGAGTAAAAGCAGTCATACGCAAATTGAACGTATCACCAGGCAATACCTCATCCACATAAATAGGAATTAGATCACCAGCATTAAAAGTAGTCTTGTGAGCGGTTTCGATCACAAACGAAGAACGAGGAATTTCAGCACGAGGCACCATAGCAAATTGGTGGGTACTAACAGACTGATTACGATGCATTGAGCACTCCAATAGAAAAGGGGCCGAAGCCCCAAAATTAAACTTTTACCTGTTTAGCTTGTGCAAGCTCAACAGGAGCGGGATGGCAGGTAATGATACCAGTTTCATCATCATAAGTACCAAGATCATAAAGATCAAAGTCATCAGGATGCTTATTCATCTGATTGTCATCAGCTTGACGGTTCACCTCATCGGCAAAACTACGAATAGCCAAACCAACAGAGGGAACAAAAAACGGACGACCAAATGCGCCAGCAGCGCGATCTTTAACGGAAACGATGATTTGTATCATGTGTTTTCTTTCAAATAGTTACGAACAAAATCAAGTTGCGAAGCGATTAAGGACTCTTTCATTTTCAAAAGCCTTAACAACTTAGCAGCATGAACTATATCACGAATGTGAATGATTTCTGCAGATTTTTCCATTGTATTTTCCTATCAAAATGAATCACTCGATAACACGGGAAAGCTGCCGAGTTCTTGCAATTGTAACCTGTTCTTTGACAGCCAAACGTTCATCCGTATTGTCTTCAAAACGGTCAACGGCATCGACGAAACGTTGAAACTGTAATTGTTCGAATTCTTCAGGAAATTGTTCGGCAAATTTCTTGTCATAGAACTTGGGCGGTCTGGTCTCACGACCATTCACGACAACATAATCATGGGGATAAATATCAGCATGGTAGCGCTTAAACCAATCAGCACCAATGCCGGGCTTAAGAGACATTCGATTGAACTCAGGAACCCGATCTTTGATCTCACCAGTTTCCATATCAGTAGTTTCATAATGATCTCCAACACCCTTACCAGTGCGTTTCTTCATCACATACCGAGCCACATAAGCAGCCGATTCAAAAGTGACATCACCAACGGAACTATAACCAAAAGGCCAAAGATCTTCCAAGGATTTTGACCGATAGATAAGAGCACCCGAAGAAGTACGTTTCCAGAGCGTGAGATCAGGGAAATTAAACCCAAAAATACACGCGTGAAAATGTGGACGTTCAAACTTTTCACCATACTCTCCAGCCATATAAAAACGAATCGTAGAACCTTTAAATTTCTTACGAAAACGTTTCATAAACCTCTGAAAGTCACCATAATTCAGCGACCTATCACTAGGACAATGGTCATTATCATAGGTTAACGTAATGAAGCAATTCTGATCGTGCAAACTTGCTTCATGCATACAGCGCACCGCCCACTGGCGACTGCGCTCAAGGCGACACCCCCAACACTGACCACATGGTAAGGAAAGAGAACGTACAACGTCCCCCTTCCTCTCGCTAAATATGATTGAACCATCCGAAGTTTGATAAGCCTGCAACGGATGGAAACAAGCCATAGTTACAGCCGATAACCACCACGCATAGGTGGGGGAGCAATATTCAATCCCTTAGTATGCGATGCATGAGAACGAAAGTGCTTAGCACTCTTAGACTTAGAAACAGGTTTCCGACGTAGTGGATTCATGTGGATCTCCAGTTGAGTTAAAAAAAGGTGTCACCTAGACCAGTTAAGATCAAGTAGAAGACTGGTCTACCCCGCCACCTTGCGGCGCGGGGTTGGATTCAGTTGCCTTAGGCAACACTAAGCCGAGCTTTTCAGCCTCGGCACGATTTGCATCGTCAGAGCAAAAATCGACAAACGCACCCGCATCATTGTTAAAACGAGTGCGAATATCAGCAGGAAGCTGCATAAAAGCCTCATCAGCAGCGCGAACAGCAATAAGAGCGGTATGGTAATCAACCGCTTCAGTAAAGTCGCCATATTGAGGCGCACGAACATTAGAAGGCAGCTCACCAGTTAGCCCAAAACGACGAACAATCGTATTGATATCACATTCATCTTTGGCGTGTTGCTGAGCCAAAGAAGGGTCATCGCAAGCAAGACCAGAGGCATCAGAAGCCTCATTAACATCATAGTTATACGGTGTGCGCAAAAAAACAGAACTTGTTTTCATAAATTTCTCCAAAAAAATCATCGCTTAGAACGATAAGTTGAACGGCCGACTTCTCGGCCATGTTGATCACGAACAATATCAGTATGCTCCTCAGAAGTACTCTTACCTTGTTTCCAAGGAAGAAACTTATCAACCCACTCAGAAGATACATCAGAAAGAACCTTAACTTCACGAGCAGTAACACCAATAAAGTTAGTACGCTTCATAGCATCATACTCAGCTTGTGAAATAAGATTATCAGTTACCATTTTACGGGCAGTAACTTCCATAACTTGACGTTTAACGACCTCAGTTTGGCCTTGCTGAGCCAAAAGAGCAGATTGCTCAGCCAAATTAATATAAGCAGCCTTCAAACGAGTTTGCTCATCATCCAAATTTCGTGTTTCTTTCTTAGTCTTTTCAACAGTAGCTTCAATAAGATTAGCTTGTTTATCCGCCTGATTGGCAGAAGAAAAAGCCTGAGCAGATTGTGCAGTCTGTTGATAACCTTGAG